CCGTCTCTTTCCACTCCTTCAGCTTGTCGGTCTCTTTCGATGCCGTTTCGATTCGATACACGTACAGGCTTGCGCCCTGGCTGCTGTACCTCCTCAGTGATCTCAACAAATGATTTTGCCTACTTACCGGGATTATCTCTATACGTCCCTCGGCGTTTGTGGAAGGTGAGGGACTCGAACCCACGCTCATCCTACTGTTACTTGCCCGTTGCACCTTTTACGGGTCTTTACCTTCCATGTCTTATCCTGAAATAGTCTTTTCATAAAACCTGCGGGCCTCACGGATGGCAGGAGCAAAAAGATTTAATACTAAAACTTTAGAATGGGATTCACCTCGCTTGGCGAAATAGTCAAAAATTGCTTTGAGACGAAATTTACAATATTGGTTTTCGTAAAACCAGCGAACTTCACAGCGGGCTGGGGGTTGATCAATTCTAAAAAAGCCTATGTTTCCACATTACTTCTGTTGACCTATATATTCAGAGTTCCTTGATGGTTCCTTCCTGAATCATTCGTGCGATCCTGTGCTGCGGGTACGCCCATCGGCTTACCTTCACGCCATTGTCCGACACCTCCGCACGCTGACGTGGCAGACGCTCGCCGTAGGACTTCAGCCAACCAGGTGAGAACATCTGAAACTGCTCGCACAACTCGTCGCCCGTGAGCCAACGCTCATTGGCCACCTCCAGAATCTCAGTCATCGACTTCCTGACCTCTGCCACGATCTCAGCACGCAATGTTCTATCCATAACTCACGAAATTCTTGTGATGGTTACACTGCACTGACCAGTCTCCGGGATAGGATCACCGAGCACGGCCTTGAATGTCATCGGGTTGGCAGTTCCTACTGTCGCCTTCTTCATCTGATTTGCATAGCTCTGAGCACTGCGAGCCTTGCCGAATGATGGCAACGTGAAGACCTTCTGGTCGCCCACGCTAAACTTCATTAGAATCTCTTTTGTTACTTTTTCAATAACCATAGTTACCTTTAATTTATCTTAATATTTTGCTTGCTTTCGGACAACGAGCACAATTTTATTGTATATTTGCAACCCACTACCTTTGCAAATGCCGTGTGCATTTATGCGAAAAGACGGTCAAACGTCTGACGGCTATTCTTGTGCCCGTTGCCTACTCGCTTGCTTGCTTTCGGGTGCAAATATACAAACTTAAAATGAAACCGCGTGCTAAATCGCGGTGATTTGTGGTTAAATTTAAGGTTATTTAAGATTAAACGTGGTTATTTATGCTAAAATGAAGCCGAAGAATGAACTTTTCATGGATGCCATCGAGTGGCTCATTGATAATGGACTCGCGGAGAACCAGGGCGACATAGCCGTGAAAGCCGGTCTCGGTCCCAATCTTATATCAAGGATCAAGAACGGACATGTGAAATCTGTCAGCGATGATGCCATCCGTGCGCTATGCTCCAGGTTTGATGAACTGAACATTGATTATCTGCGCGGTAAGAGTGATTGTATATCTCGTCAGCAGTTATCCGACATGAAAGCCGACGAAGCCATCAGGGAAGCTCAACAACTTCTTGATGCCAACCCACCGCATGAGCCTCGCCGTCATTCCGCGATGGATGACAGTTTCCTCCTTGAGAAACAATTTCAAAAGCTGTACGATTCGATTGCAGGTCAACACATCGCAGAACAGAAGGAGCGTATCATTGAGCTGAATGATAGAATCGCAGAACAGAGCCGCACCATCTCTCGCCTCGAAAAAGACGTGGAGGCAAAGGATCATGAAATAAGTTTCCTAAAAGCCAGGCTGAATGAATTTGAGGTGGCGACGACCATTATCACGCCTGGACAGAAGTACCCCTTCAAGGTGGGTGTATCAGAAACAAAAGACCAACCTTCAGCAAAGATATGATGTTCGTGTTTTCCATAATAATATTGGTGGTAAGTATATCCGTAAAGCTCCATCCGTTTCCCCATCTAATGCCGTGGAAACGCCTGTTGACCTACAATATACATAATGACCCCATGTATCACTCAGCAATCCCAAACGGATCACGGTTGGGGCTGTGGGGTTGCTGCCTAAAACCGCGGCCTCCGCCTATACAAAAGGGAATGTGACCATTAGATCGGTAAAACGGAAAATGCAAAATAGGTAAAAATCGGTATATTTTGGCGATATGTTTTCCCATTTGTTTCCCATGTTGGAAATAGGTAGGGTAAACGAAACCAATAAAAACATAAAAGTATGATAACAACGTCAATAGTTTGGGATCATCGGGGACGTACAAAAGCTGGCTCAGAAGGCCCGCTGGAAGTTCGCGTGACCGTGGATCGCAAACCTTATTATATCAATACAGGGATCAAAGTGCGAAAATCAGAGTTCAAGGCTGAAACTATCGTAAACCGTCCTGATGCGGATGCCTTACGCGCACGCCTGAACCTTATTTATAAAAATATAAATGATGAAATAAACAATGCCATCGCTGAACGTCGAGCCATAGACGTTGCGGACATCAAGCGTCGTGCATGGTTGCTCATAGCAGACGAATCAAGCACCAGTTTCTTGGAGTGGTGTCAAGATCAGGTGGCGCAACTGACTCACGCTGAAGGTACGGTGAAGCACTACCAGACGATGCTCACGCGGCTGAATGACTTCAATACCATCCGGCGATGGAAAGACCTCACGGTTGAAAACATCTATAAGTGGGATGCTTATCTGCACACAATACCAAAGCCGCAATCGGATGGTGAGATCAAGGCTGGTAAACCAACGGAAACGATCAGCGACAGCGCGATATTCAATTATCATAAATGTCTTAAAGCATTATTGAATCGCGCCGTGCTTTTTGACCGCTTACAGCAGAATCCTTACGACCGTCTCAAAGGAAAATTCAAGAGAGGCGACCGCGAGCGCATCGACTATTTGACTGATGAAGAGATGGCTGCTTTTGAGTCGTTGCACCCTGTGGCTGGCTCAAAGATGTCTATGGCGAGGGATTTGTTCGTCTTTCAATTATACACGGGTCTCGCCTACTCTGACACTCAGAACTTCGACATCAGCGACTACAAGCTGATTGACGGTGTTTGGAAGAACACGGGCGAAAGAATAAAAACGGGCGTGGCTTATACCTCGCAACTTCTGCCACCTGTCGTGGCGATCTTGGAAAAGTACAACTGGCAGGTGCCGCGCCTTGATAATTCCGATTACAACCGATGCCTGAAAGCACTTGGAATGGCTTGCGGTATTGAGCGACCGTTGCACAGCCACATGGCGCGTCACACTTTTGCGACCTGGATGTTAAGGCACGGCATACCTATCGAGCACGTCAGTAAAATGCTCGGTCACACGAACATTACCCAGACGCAACGGTATGCAAAGATCGTGGCCGCTGACATACACGACGATTTTGACAGGATTGCGGAAGAAATGAAAAATAAAGTTAAACCCTAAATTCAAAGCATTATGATTGCATTTTTGATTATCGGCTTCGGCCTTGCACTGATGATTTGGTTCATCGCAAACTCAAAGAAAGAAGAAAAGACGTACAAACAGCGACAGCTTGAGATGGCTATCGCAATGGATGGAGGTAGAGCTGACCTTGGAACGATGGCGCAACGCGCACAGGCTCTCATTCAGGCTGAACTCGTGGGCGACCACCTTACAGAGACATCTATCAACTCTGGTACTTACACTGGTCCTTTACCGGAGCGTCGTGCCGATGGAGGTTGGCTTTCGATCTACGACAACCTCCGCATCCTAAAGATAGCCGGCATCAATCACCGCCAGGGTATCAGCCGCTATGTCGGTCGTGTTAATTGTGCCTTGGTGCCAGAACCTGACAATGAGTACGACCCCGATGCCATTAAGATTGTAGCAGAAGACCGTCACCACCTTGGCTATATTCCCAGCGGGCAGACAGACTTTGTTTGCTCAATGACCGCCAACGAGTTCCCATACCGCTGCACCGCCTTTATCGAGGCTCATGAAGACGAAATCGACGGGCATAAGTTCTTCACTGGCTATGTCTATATTAAACGTCTCGATTGAAAAGGACAAAGGGCGGTGACGAGAGCCGCCCATTCCTTAAATATAAACTATCAAAAACAATGCAACTATGAAAAAGTTTCAATTAGGCCTGGCAGCAGCCTTGATGCTGACCGCGATTGCATGTACGAGTGAAGAACCGCAGGCTGAAAAGCCGAGTGGCTGGGAACAGAAGACCATCACATTCACCTTTGGCGACATGCTGACGCAGCACGCCATGACCCGTGCGGACATAACCTCGCTCGATCTCACCGACCTGTGGATGATTGACTATGTGGGCAGTGAGTTGCAGCAGATTATCCACCAGTCGAGCACCGACGAAGGCTTTGGTTCTATATCCGCTTCGATGGGTTACGGCGACCATACGCTCTACTTCGTCGCCTCGCGTGGCACGATACCGACAACTGACACCGATGCTCAGACGATTACCTGGGTGAAGCCGTCCGACACCTTCTGGGCGACAGCCACCGTCAATGTGTCACCATCTTCAGCATCCTCGCAGGCGGTCACACTGAGCCGTGTCGCCACTCGTCTCAGGTTCAGTGTCAACGATGAAGTGCCTGCTGGGGCTGCAAAGTTTGTTATCACACCTTCGCAGTGGTACTACGGCATTGATTACACAACCGGCAGCGGCATTGCACCATCTGCCAACCAGCCGCGTGAGGTCAATATCCCTTCGTCGTATATCGGCACCAGCGGACAGCTTGCCATTGCCATATTTGGCTTTGTTCCTTCAAATGACTGGCAGACGAACATCACCGCCGCACTGAAAGCCTCTGACGATTCCATGCTGGGACATGTGACGCTCGAAGATGTACCTCTCCGCAAGAATATCACCACCGCCTATTCGGGTGGCATACTTGGTACTGCCAAATCATTCACGCTCTCGGCTGATGATGCCTGGGGCGATGACGACCTACATACATGGTGAGTCGAGATGACTGTACCTTTCGTTTTTCATATTATTAGATTTAATAGGTTAGACAATGAAGGGGAGCCGGCGGGCTCCCCTATTTCTGTTCCTTGGCTCTGGCTTCGTTCTCAGCCTCTATCTGCCTGCGGATTTCCTCAATCTCATCGTCGCTGATCTCCTCGTCTTCACCATCAGAGATATAGTCATCGATATACAGATGCAAGAAATCCTGCGGCTGCACATTGTTCTTATTGCCCATGCAGAAGGCACTCGCCCAGGCTGTGATGCGCTGAAGCTGGTATTGCAAGACATTGCGCCTTCTGTAGCCCTGGATGGTGAGCAGGATTTCCCACCACCGCATCTCATACAGATACTCATGGCGCGGGATGCCGATCTCGCCTACGACCGTTTTGAAGGTTTCGTAGGCGTTTGCCCGTTTTTTCGCTTTCCTCCATCAGCAGCAGGCTTTGTTTCGTTTGAGATTGTCGATGGAACGAACAGCCATTCCGTGCGCATCTCCACCACCGCCTGCACCAGCTTCACCACCTCCTCACGGGTGGCATGGTACATGATGTCCTCAGATGTGATCGGTGGCTCTTTTCCGTCGCTCTCGTAGGCCGCTACTATACAGGCGATAGCCAGCTGTATATAGTGCATGTCGGTGGCCTTGGGTGCGGACTTGATGACAATCTCTCCCTTTTCGTCTTTCTCGATTTCGGGATTAAACACGTCGATAACTTCGCCAGACAGCGACTGAAATCCTGTTTCCGAGGCTGCACAGTAGAGCATCCTAACTTCTGTCTGCTCCAGTTCACCATCGGCATTCTTGTGTGTGATTGTGATAGTTCTTTCCGGGTTCATAGTTCCTTGAAATTTTAATGCCCAGCCAGCCTGTGGAGGCATGGCTGGGCGGATTGTTCAACTTAATAATATTATCGCAATGGCATTGAAAAGTATCTGAGAGAGTTATTCAGCCACAACCTTGGTTGGTTTGCTGTTAAATTGGCCTTGCAGCGAGTAACTGATGTTTTGTCTGTTCGGGGAATTTATAGAAATATCATTGATAATCGCCTTACAGACGTATTTCGTGCCGGTGGCGGTGCGGTTCTTGTCGCCCTCAGTAGCAGAGAACTCCACATCTACCTCCTGACCAGCCAGCACCATATCGAGAGCCTGTTCTCCGTTGATTGCCCCACTGTCATTATTGACAGAATACAGAGCATCGCAAGAGAAATCGCCAGCCATGCCCGTTACCTCCTGTTTCTGGAATCCTCCAACATCATCCTTGGTTGAAGCATCTTCCAATGTAGCTGACAGATGGTATGTGCAAGAGGTGGCGAAAGCTACGCATTTTGCCGGCGAACCGATTAAGATTCTTAAATTCTGACCTTTCATTGTAGTATATCAGATTTTGTGTCACATTGATACGTTAGAACCTGCCAGTAGCAGGGCTTTAGTGAGTCGTAATTGACCGCCTGTGCAGAGAACTGATAGTCGTGCGGAATCAAATCTGCATCTTCGTCCGTTGGATCAGCATCGACAAAATACTGATGTATCTGTCTGCGCACCTCATCAGCGAGTTCGCCAAGTTCGGGGCGTGTCTTGGCGGCTATCTCGATAGAGATGGTCACGCTGTCGGAATCACCCTCGTAGGGATCATCCTTCGTTTCCACGTCATTCGTGAGACCGTCGAAGCTGACGATGACATAAGGCAGCGGCGCATTGTCGAGATCTTCATCAGGAAGGGCGATGGTGGTGTTATACACATCACCAGCGGCCAATTTTCCCGTCAGCGTCTCGTCGGCGCGGAGTGCTTTTACAAATATGATGTCCGTTTGCAGGCTCATTGCATCTTTGTGACTTGTTAATACGTTTTATTAGTTATTTCCCCTTGGATAGGGCCGACGGGATGACAACCTTTGCTGTTGCATCGGAGCAACCCGTCGGCAGGAACTATCCCAGAAGGGGCGAGAGAGAGAGTTTAGCCGCCAATCTCGTTAGAAGATGCGGGCTCTACGACCTTCAGCAGTTTGAAGGCCTGGGGCTTGCCAGATGTGTTGCCGTTGACCTTGCTGGAGAGCTCTGTCAGACTGTACTCAGTGTTGAGCACGAGCACTGTCGAATTGCGCTTTGCAACCTCTGCGCTCTGGGCATCAACAGTGAAGCGAACCTCACCATGCTGCTCGTATGCGAGGTAACCCCAGTGACCGATGCCGATGTAGTGGTTGCCGTCGGCTGTCGGTTTGCCTGTGCCTGCGTTGATGGCATAGTTGATGTAGGGGCTTACCTTGTAGCGGTAGCCTACGCAGCGGCCGCCTTCGATGACGGTGCGGTCACCGATCTGACCAGGAATGCGGCGAGTGAACAGGAGGTCGGTCTCGATTTCCTTGTCCATTACCAGTTCGGGCTCTCCCTCGAAGCCGAGATCCCACATTTCAGCAATCTCCTTGGCGATGTTCTTACCGATATTCTCGTCAAGGGCGATTTCCTTCACCACCACATCTGCGAACGGTGAGCGCAGTGCGTTTCCGAAGTCGCAGTGTGAGTAAACGTGGATGGCTGCGAACTTGGCCATGCCCTTCTGGAACTTGTAGGTCACGAAGCCCAGCAGGTCGAATGCTGCGTTGTCGAT